GCTCTGGCTGGCGGCTTCGCTGTCAAGTACGGCATCGACGGCGGCACGATGGACGCCATCATCGGCGGGGCTGCGGCGGCCGCTGGGGTGGGCTGGTCGGTGTACGACAAGCGCAAGCCATGATCGTCAAGGACTGGAGCGTTTACAAGCACTTCAGCCGGTCTGAGTTCGCGTGCAAGTGCGGCTGCGGCCGCACTGAGATGCAGTCGGAGTTCATGAACCGGCTCCAGTCGCTGCGGATGATCTGGGGCAAGCCCATGATCATCACCAGCGGCTATCGCTGCGCCAACCACCCGTCTGAGCGCGTCAAGCAGCTACCCGGCACCGGCACGCACAGCCAAGGCATCGCTGCCGACATCGGCGTCTCTGGCGCTGACGCCATCTCGCTGCTGCGCCTGGCGCTGGATGCGAACTTCACCGGCATCGGCATCCAGCAGAAGGGCAACGGGCGCTTCATCCATCTGGACATCCGCGAGCACCCGGCTCTGTGGTCATACTAGGGCGGCGATCAGCGCCAGGGTACCCACCACGACGATGACCAGCAGGAAGGTCTTGACGACATCCCAGACTGGCAGGCTCAGGTCGTAGTCGTCGGCTCCGATGTCGGTTGCCGCTTCGGCGGCCCGCGCTTCAACATCACGAAGATCTCCTTCGTCGAAAATCGGTGTAGATTGGCGCATTGGTATCTCCGGTAGGTGTGTTGAGAATACTTTCTGGTTTCGCGCACATCGGCCCATGCTCCGCATTGCGGGCATTTCATTCCGTGTCTTTCACAAAAACGCCGTCAGCACGCAAGTACCCCTTGCGGTATTTGATCTGGGCGTAGGCTAATTCCAAGCATTCGAGCAGCGTCGTGCCTGCCAGATCAGCGCCAAGGATCAGCGTGACGAGGATATCGCCGTAGGCGTCCTTTACCTCTGCGGCGTCTTGGCGGTGCAGGGCGCTGATGAGTTCAGTTACCTCCTCCAGTGTTTTGATGGCCTGCGCCATCGCGGTGGAGTTCTTCAGGATGCCTCGATCCTCGCCCCAGCGGATGACGTCAAGTTCTTGAATGTTCCATGCTGCTGCCATGATCAGTATCCGTGTGGTTTGGTTGAAGGGTTGCTGCGCTCTTCCTGCTGGATGAGCACTTCGAGATAACAGGCCGCGTCAAGCAATTCTTCCTGCAAGTGAACGAGCCACTGGCGGCGGCTCAGATCGGTTCGATCCAGACCGACGCCGTACTTGTGCAGGCCGACTTGGCTGCGGCTTAAGAGCGTGAGCCTGACGGCTTCGACGATGGGGTCGGTCACTGTTCGCCTTTCAGATACCGCTCGATTGCCCGAGCGAAGTGGTGGTGATAGGTGCCGTTTTTGTACCAGAGATCCGCGATCACCTCGTCGGTGAGGCGGCGCTCTGTCATGGCGTGCAGTCGGCGCAGTTCGGCGGCGGCTTGCAGCACATACATCTCTGGCCAGATGGCATCGTCGCATCCGCACTCGTAATAGCTGGATGCGTGGCATTCGCAGCCTTCACCGTTGCTGGAGAGTGCATCAGCCAACCGCAAAGCCTTCGGCGTGCACGTATGCACATCATCAGGCCGGGTGACCTTGCCGCAGCGCGGGCATTTCATGGCATCCAGTGCTGGCGTCGGACAGGCGCACTTGTAGCTGTCGTCGTAGGGCGTCCAGCATATTCCGCAGACTTCTCGGCTCATGGCGCCTCCGCTTTGGCGATGGCGTAGTCTGCTGCATCAACGTCGCCTTGCAGGTCGTGTTTTTCTTGGAAGTACCTAGAGGCATAGCTGCCCCAATATTCAATAGCAAGGGATGCCTCTTTCAACGCATTCAGCAGTTCCTCGTTCACCGCATGTAGACGGCGCAGCTCGGCGGCGGCTTTGCACATTCCGGTGTAGCTGATTTCGCCTACATCAAGTGCATCAGCCAGCCGCAGTGCTTCGGGTTGTTCACTCATGGTTTAGCTCCTTCAACTTGGCCTCAATGGCGCGGTAAAACTCAATTACGTAACCGCCATTCGCATCTACCTCGTAGGCTATGTCTTCGGCTTCCTCATCCGTCAGCCCTCGCCACTCGCGGCGGGGTGGGTGGGTGTAGAGGGGCTCCCATCCTTGCGCCAACGCCTTGTCCGCTGGCGGCATGTTCTCAGCGTGCCCGAGCAAGTAGTGCTTCCTGTGAATCCACGCCACCGGCTCCTGCTCCGGCTGCTCCAGCGCACCACAGGCCCAGCACTTACCTTCCTCTGCGGCCTTGGCAATTCGCGCAGACTCCTCTGCTGCGTTTGCCCGTACCAACTCTCTGTCTTTCGCCCATGATGCCTTGCGCTCCTCAATCCACACGCGGTCTTTGTCGTACTGCTCCAGCGCGGCCTTGAGGGCGGTGATGGCTGGATCGGTCATTCCAAGCGCATTTAGTTTCTCGTTGCTATAACCACACCCCCATTCGCGTTCGATCCTTTCTTGCCAAGAAAGCATTGCCTCCAGCGCCTGCTGGGCGGCTTCGCGTAGCGCGGTCATTTTTCATACCTCCCAGATACAACCTCGTGCTGAAGAAGCGCGGCCTCCCAGTGGACTTCCAGGTTTGTAATGTTGGCTGCGTACTTGCAACGGCTCCCGTCTTTCTTACGCACGACCACAAGCACTTGTTCATACGGCTCTGTTTCATCAAGAGCGCACGTCAATGCTGCGGTGGCATTCCACTTCGCTTGAAATGGTTCAATCTTGCTCATTTTTTCCTCTCCAGTTTCTTGTTCAGCCGCTTGGCGAAGTTGGGGATTAGGCGGGCCTCGTAATCCGAGTGCTTCTGCACAGCGTCCATCAGCGTCAGCACAAGGTCCATCGCATCGGCGCAGCTCATGTCGATGCTGATGCCAGCACGCTTCCAGCCATCTGCCGTCTGGGTTGACCCGTCAAGCTGAAGATGAACGCCGTCCCACGTGTAGTGCGCGGTTGGCGGGCCGAAGTTGCCGATCTGGATGCCGCCGTAGGTGAGTGCTCGGATGGTCATTTATCACCCCTCTTCCTGATCTCCGCAGCACACCGCTGCGCAATGCCCTCGACGCTGGCGTACTGGTCGCAGATGTCGGCGCAGGCTGCGCGTTCTATCTCCAATAGCCGCCTAGCGAATCTCTGGATGTGCGCCTCGTCCATCCAAGACCGACCTTGAGTTTCATTTGCGAGGTGCATCACATCATCCCTGTGCATGATTGCTCCTCGCGCGGATAGCGGCGGCGAATTCATTTGCAGTGTCCGTGCCATCGATAAACCAGCACGACTCACACAGCTTGGCACACGCCTCGCGCTCGGCAGCGGCGAAGGCGCGGTATACGGTTTCGACCACTTCTTCAGAGTCAATCGATCCCGCCTCCCGCGCCATGCGGATGATGTCATCCTTGGTCATGCTGCCCCCTTGCCCTAATACTGCGTGCAATGCACCCACCGAAGTTCGTGCTCGGATGCTCCTTGTCCCATTGCAGGGCGATCTGGGCGCAGGCTTCGCGCTCTTCCCGCGCACCGTTTTCCCGCTCGGCCTGCATTGCCAGCTTGATCGCTGGCATGGATGCTGCGATGGCGTGCTTCTCGACAAGCGCGGCGAAGCGTTCGACATCGCTCGTGTGCATTGACCATCGGTCAAAACTGCTTAGAGTGCCGCCCGACTCCCGCGCCATGCGAATGATCTCGTCCTTGGTCATTGCCACAACCTCCTAACCCGCTCCCACTCCGCACGGTCGCAGTTAGCGCCAAGTGGAAAATGTGTATATCCACGCTTTCTGGCTTCGTCATCACCACTGAATTCCTTTTCGATGTCGCGTTGCAGCAAAAACCGAGTGTTGTAATCCAGCGTTGGCCAGTGCTCAATCAGCAGGTCGGCAAATTCGCCGACTGCGTAAGTCGTCCTGCCGAGGTAATACCGTGTAGCACCGAGCCACAGGGTGATCTCCTGATCGGTATTCATCCGACCCACAGCGCAAATGCCGCCATGCCAGCAATGATGACGAAGCCAATGATCAGAATGATCGATGCGCTTTCGCTGTTTTTGCGGTGCTTCATTGCTCGCCTTTCGGTGTCCAGCCAAAACGCCGCCAGGTCTGCTGGACGTCAGTGCGCCAGGCAGGCACATACTGACCTCCTTCGGTCAGTCTCCAACTGGGCTCGGTTCTGCGAGGCCCCTCCAGGGCAGGTTCTGAAACCTGCTGTGCGTAGCTTGCAGGGATGCCTCTTTGGGTGTCTTGCGTCCGAAGTTCCATGTTCCGCTCCAGTATGAGTACTCAATCGTGCCCGCGTGATCGCGCTGATACACGCCGATCCTTGTGGGCTGGTCGTCAGTGAACCAGTCTGTCAGATTCACCGATTCACCCCTTCTCGTTCGAATCGTTCGATCTCGGCCAGGTCGTAGAAAATCTTCCACGGCCCGATGCGGACCCACTCGGGGCCTCGGCCGTCCCTGCGCCAGACGCGCAAGGTTTCGTGGCTCATGCGCAGTCGTGCTGCGGCTTCCTTGGTGGTCAGAAGCACTGGGGGTTTCGAGTCGCTCATCAGATCACTCCTTCATCTGCAGGCTCAACAGGTTCGGGTTGCTGCTCGGCACGCAGTTCCTCGACGCGGCGCTTCGTGACGGCCATCACGCGCTCACGGTCCGGGCCTTTCGGGACGCGGCGGATTTCGTCTCGCCACAGTTCCATGCCCTCGATGGTGGCGGTGGTCTTGATCTTCTCTATGAGCCCATCGACGTCCACGACGACCTCTGCCATCTCCAGAGGCTCTGCAGGCGCTTCTGGGGCGTTCTGACGCGGCTGCGGGCGATGCTGCGGCGGGTCCATGTCCTGCACCTCCTCGGGGGTGTAGGTGCCGACGACGACGCCGGGGAACACGGTGCGGATGCCTTCGCTGATGCAGCGGGCGCGGAGCATCTGACGGGGGTATGAGCGCCACGTCGGGTTCTTGGTGAGCCCGGCATCCTGCGCCATCTTGGTTGTCCACATGATTTCCACACTGCCGCCAGACGGGTGTGAGAACTTGCCGACGACCTTGGTGTCGGTGTACTCGCCCCACTCGACCTTGCCACCTGCAGACTGGAACCTGGCCAGCATGGCGTCGGCACGCAGGGCGGGGCGGCCATTGATGATGTGATAGTCACGAGCGGCAATTGCCGGGTGCAGGCCCTCGGCCTGGGCGATGAGCATGAGGGCCATCGCTTGGTCGGGGTTCTTGACGCCGAACAGGCCGGACTTGGCCACGCTGATGGCCATGCGTTCGATCTGGTCTACGGGTACGAGTGCGGTCATGTCTTGCTCCGAATCGGGGCGGTCTCCCGCCCCTGTGGGTTTACTGTGCGGTCTCGACGGGCACGCCAGCGGCCATCATCTCAATGATGTCGTCCTGCGTGGCCAGATCGACCGTGTAGCCAGACGTTACATGCTGCAGGGCCTGCAGTCGGGTGGTGGCGCGGACCAGGCGCTCGGCCTGATCGGGGTGGCTGACGACGTACACCTTGGAGGTGCGGGTGTAGCTGCGCTTCTTGGTTTCGTTGGTTTCGCTCATTTCTTGCCTTCCGCGAGGACTCTGAGAGCCTCGACTTGCTTGCCGACCTCTGACAGGAAAGACGAGACGCGACGTTCGAGGTCGGCGATGAACGCCTCGTCACGTTCGATGCGCTGAACATGCAACTGCAGTTCAACGGGCATCCGGGGATCGTAGGAAACGAAGTCGCACCAGTCGCGGCCGGTGAGCCACATCTGGCCCTGCACCTGCGCGGTGTGGTGCTCGGGCATACCGCGCAGCAGGGTGTCGATGTGGACGCCAGTGTTGAACGGGCACTTGATCTCCAGCAGCCCGTCCCAGTACACCAGTCCGTCCGGGCTGCAGCCTGCATCCAGTGTGTCGTGGGCGATGAACCCGACCTCTTGCACCTCAATGTCAGCGTGGCGCTCGTAGGCCAGGCGTGCTGCGGACTCCTGCTCGGTGCCCCAGTTCATGGCGGCGTTCTGGAAGCGCTGCGCTGGTTGCTGCGTCAGTCGCTCGACGACCAGCTCGGTCAGGTAGTCGAGGTGTGCTTGTGTCGGGTCGCCAAGCAAACCCTTCTTTGCCTGCGCCTCTGTGGGCTTCTTGCGTGCAAGCACATCCTTGAACCGGCTGGCCGTGGCCTTGCCGAGGCGGGCGGCGAACCAGTCATCGTCGCGCTGGGTTGCGGTTTCAATGATCATTCGCTGCGCTCCTTAAGCATGGCGTCGGCCATTTCGTAGGCCAACGATGGCACCCAGATCGGGGCGTCACGGTGGTCTGGAGAACCGCCAGGATACGCATTGATGTACGCCTGCATTGCCTTCGCCGCGAAGTAATCGCGCAGGGTCATGCCTTCTGCAACATTCTTGTTGTGGTCAGTGGGGAACGCCGGTCCTCCGGTGTCTTTCATTGCTCTTCCTTTTGTTTGATGGTCATGCCGCCATTGGACGGGAACACAGCGATAACCATGCGGCCGCCGCTCTCGGTGGTGATCTCAAGCTCATGCCAGACAGTGTTGTCGTGCTTTTTCTCATCACTGATGGCCACCGCAGTGACCTGGTGAAGACTCAGGGTTGCGTTCATGTCTACTCCTGCTGATTGCTGTTGTGGAGCCCGCAGTGTAATGTCAGATACCTTCGCGCATACAGATCTCCCACTGATTCACGCGGGATTTTGAGGGAAGGTGCGGGCGGGACTATGATGCGCGTCCCTTTTGGAGGAACCGCATGATCAATGAAAACGACCCCCGCCTCATGCACCTGAGCGAGGATCTGAGACGCAGAATCGCCCAGCACGCGCACGACGACGCCGGGTGCCTGATCTGGCACGGCCCGTACTGCGGGAAAACCCCAGCCCTGTACCTGCCGGCATCGCAAAACCCCACCGGCAAGCGTGGCTACACTACGGCGAGGTCAAAGATCCTACGAGAGACCGCGCCGTCTCTGGCAGGCCGTAAGGATCTGGCGACGTGGGTGCGGTGCGAGGATTCTCGGTGCGTGCATCCTCAGCACGTGTGCGCCGTGACTCGCAAACGGATCGGCCAAGCTGCTTCGAACGCCGGGTACACGTCGGACCCGATGCGCCGCGCGGCCATCGCACGCAAGCGGCAGTCACAGTCGCACCTCACCTGGGACGACATCCTGGCCATCAGGGCCTCGACAGAAAAGCAATCCATCGTGGCCGAGCAGTTCGGGATTTCGCGCTCAGGTGTGTCGGCAATCAAGCGCAACAAAGTCTGGCGGCAGCGTCCTGGTGCAGCCAGTTGGGCCGATGTTTTTATGAGGTTGGCGGCATGAGCAGAGACCCATTCAAGATCGACGGCCCGACGTGCATCAGCTTTAGCGGTGGCCGCACCTCGGCGTACATGCTCTGGCGGGTGCTGCAAAGCAATGGCGGACTGCCGTCAGACGCCGTGGCGTGCTTTGCCAACACCGGCAAGGAAGACGAAGCCACGCTTCGATTCGTGCGCGATTGCGGCCTGAACTGGAACGTCCCGATTGTCTGGGTGGAGTACCGCGACGACGAGAAAGGGTTTGCGTTGGTGGATTTCGAGACTGCCAGCAGGGATGGTGAGCCGTTTGACGCCTTGACAACGAAGAAAAAGTATCTGCCGAATCCTGTCGCGCGGTTTTGTTCGGAGGAACTGAAAGGCAAAGCGATCACGAAGGCGACCGGCCTAGAGTCAGACGAGACGATGATCGGTGTCAGATCGGATGAGCCGATGAGAATCTCAAAGCTGCGAGAGCGTGGGTTGATGCTGCCGTTGGTGGATGCCGGCGTGACAAAACCTGAAGTGCGGGCATTCTGGAAGGCAAACTCATTTGATCTCGACCTGGAAGAGCATGGCGGAATTACCTATTTGGGCAATTGCGATCTGTGTTTTTTGAAAGGCCCCGCGCAGATTTTCAGTTTGGTTCGAGACAAGCCTTCGCGTGCGGTCTGGTGGTCCCAGCAAGAGCAAAAAATAGGCGCGACATTTCGAAGCGACCGCCCCAGCTACGCTTCCATGGCCGCATTCGCATCCAAGCAGCGCGATATGTTCGACCCCAACGAGGAAGCCATCGCGTGCTTCTGCGGAGACTGAGCATGACATCCGAATTCCGAGGCCGAAAAACCTATCGCGAGATCGTGGCCACGAACCAGAAGTCGATGGATAACCTCGCAGCGTTATGGGGCAAACCGAGGCAGGTGCTGGACATGCCACCGGAGCCCAAGAAACGGGCGCCAGCAAAACCGTCAGGCGAGCCCACAGAGTCGCAGATCCTGAAGGCGATCATGTCGCTGCTGAAGCGCCACCCGAAAGTCGCTCAGGTCTGGAGGCAGAACTCCGGGACCTTTCAGGAGCGCAACCGGGACGGCAGCGTGCGGTACATCCGTGCCAACACCCAGAAGGGCATGAGCGACATCATGGGCATCCTGAAAGACGGGCGCACCCTGGCCATCGAGGTCAAGTCGCGTACCGGCAGGATGCGGCCGGGGCAGGAAGAATTCCTAGCGACCATCCGGCAGGCCGGTGGCGTGGCAGGGGTTTGCCGCAGTGTGGACGACGCTCAGAAACTGCTGGAGGCGGCATGAGAAAACGCAGCAGCTATCGCCCCCGAGGCGTGAACCCGACGGCGCACCTCGTCGCTATGCACGGCGCATCCCTGCTCTCACGCGACGACAGAACCATCTGGGCGCTCGAGATGCGCGCAGCCCTCGACGCAGTGCGCGAGGCACGGGCTACGGTGCCGCAGTGGGGCGTGATCTTCGATTCCGTCAACCTGGCCGAGGAACTCTGTCGCATGGGCCTGGCGTCCGACCCTGACCGGGTGATCTCGACGGCGCAGGAAGTGTGCGCCGAGGTGATTCGCAGGCAGAAGGCCACCGGCACCCGAGCGATACGCGCCGCAGAACTGGCAGCGCTGCGGGATCTCGAAGCCGCGATGATCGACATCCTGGCCGGCATCACGCACGCCGAGCGATTCCGCGCCGAGCAGACGATCCGAGCCCGCACCCGGGCAGCGCTGGCAGGCGGCATCCCGTGGGCGACGGTGATCGACCCGAAAAATCTGACGGAGGTGGCATGAATGAGCTGGCTCTTTTCGCGGGCGCTGGGGGAGGCATTTTGGGAGGGCATATCCTCGGATGGCGAACAGTTTGTGCCGTCGAGTGGGAACCCTACGCCGCAAGCGTACTTGCCGCCCGACAGAATGACGGCCTTCTCCCGCTGTTCCCGATTTGGGATGACGTTCAGTCCTTTGACGGAAGACCGTGGCGAGGCATTGTTGACGTCGTATCTGGCGGCTTTCCGTGCCAGGACATCAGCGTTGCCGGCAAGGGAGCCGGCATCGACGGTGCCCGATCAGGCATGTGGTCCCACATGGCGCGCATCGTTGGCGAGGTTCGACCCCGTTACGTCTTCGTGGAAAACAGCCCAGCGCTCCTTACTCGGGGACTCGGACGAGTGCTCGGTGATCTGGCCGCGCTCGGGTATGACTGCCGGTGGACAGTGCTGGGAGCTGCCGATGTCGGAGCACCGCACCAGCGGGATAGATTCTGGCTTGTGGCCAACGCCGACAGTCTGCGGGAACTACAACCGCAAGGGCCTGAGCGAGAGGAGCGGGGACGGCTTGGCGACTGCGGTTCGGATGTGGCCGACACCACGAGCATCAGAGAACGATCAGGGACGCAAGGCCGACGGGATGATGGACGGCATCAGCAGTTGGAAAGCACAAGGCAGGGGGGCGACGCTGACGACGGCAGTCAAAAGGTGCGCGACCCCAACGGCACGCGACTGGAAGTCGGGCAAGGCCAGCGACGCCACGATGGAGCGCAACTCGCGGCCATTGAGCGAGCAGATTGGTGGGAGTCTGAACCCGACGTGGGTCGAACTGCTGATGGGATGGCCAGCAAACTGGACCGACTTGAAGCCCCTTGGCAGCCAGGATGGGAAGACGGAATCCCCAGAGTCGCCAACGGCGTAGCCGCTCGGGTGGACCGACTTAAAGCCATTGG